ATCACCAGAAGCCTCCATAGGATTAGACATTTTACCAGACCAAGTGCTTCTCAATGAAGTGCTGTCAGTTAAATCTTTTATATCAAAATCGCTATCTGTGTAAGTTGTATTTGGAGTGTCAATATTTCCACTACCCAATAAAGAATTAGAGTTTATAGTTTTAATATTTGTTCCACTTTCTAATACATCTTGTTTGCTTGATTCTAAACCTGAGTATTGTGTATTAGTAGCATTGTCATCACTATTGTCAGTTCCTACTGGGTCAAAGTCTGTTCCACTAACAGGAACATCTATTGTTATATCAGTTGAATCATCTACTGAGTTATCTTCCACTGTTGCTCCTATAAAGTTAAGGTTAGTTCTAGGGTCCATTGGTGTCCCATCATCTTGTATTGTGTGCCCACCTGAGCCACTACCACCTTCACATAGTAATTGCCAATAAGTTGTATCAGTAGGTAGGTTGCCTTCAGTAGGTTGTATAGCTACATAAGATTTACCTCCATAGGAAACGCTTTCTCCTGAGATGTAAATTACTCCACTATCATAAGCTCCCTTGGGAATAATAGTGCTTTGGAAGTAAGCTACACCATCTACTAGTTTTGTTAAATTTAATCCCATATTTATAAGTTAATTGTATAAGTTTGTATTTTTCTATTAGTCCAAGCAGTAGTTAGTCCAGCTTCGTTAGTAGCTGTTCCATTTGCCCAAGTATTAGAATAATCTGTTTTAGATATTTTCTCTATTCTCCATTCAAAAGTTCCAGCTTTAATATAACCAATATAATAATAATCATTATCTGCTAAGTCAGTTCCTAATCCACCAACCCATTCACCTGTATTATTCTTTATTATATCTAGATTAAGATTAGCTCTTTCTCCTATTCCTCCTCCACCACCACTTATACTAATTGAAACATTTTTAACCGCCTTTTCTAAACTTCTAAATTTATCATCTAAGAACTCATAGTCAAGTCCTTCTGTTTCTGGAATTTCTATCCTTATATCGCTAACCTTTTTCTCTAAACTCTTAAACATCTTTTCTAAGTCGTTTATTGGAAACTCAGGTATTGTTGATATAGCTAATAAAAGTTCATTTATCTGTATTTCTTTTATTCCAAGCTCTTTTGGAAACTCTGGTATCTTAACTTCTTTGATATTCTTGATAGCATTCTCAACTTTTACAAGAGAACCTATAATAGTATCAAAATCTACATTAACAACCATATCTTTTCCTTGTAGTGCCTCTGTAAGCCCCAAAATGCCCTCTGACAGCGTTTCTAGCTCATTCTCGTATGTTTTAACCTCTTTGATGTTTATGTTCTTTAAAACTGATTTTATGGAGTTTATTTTTCCATTTAAAGATATAATCTCATCAAATATAGCTAATTCAGGTTTTTCTCTTAATGTTTGTAATTTTCTAAGCATAGCATTGTTTTGTTCTTGTAATTCTAGGTCTTAGAGATTTGAATCTCCTTGAATAAAATTCTTTTATCTCTTTATCTAATCTTAACTCATCTTGTAATAGTAATTGTAGTGTTGGACTGGTAGGTTGTTTTATTTTAAGCCACTCTATACAGGCTTTAATAGGTAATATCTCGTGGTAAGGACTAGCAAATCCTGGTGTTTCTGTTGTATCATCATAAGCAAAGTCAACACTATCTCTATCATAATATACTCTCATTGATAAACTTTGAGCATAATCAGATGCTGGAAATATCTCTATTGTATCTCCTACTAATCTGTAATATTCTGGACTACCATTTCCATTTAAGAAGTCATCTAAGCCCTCTCCTACTAATTCTTTTGTTATAGGCTTTAATACTGACCAATTATCATTTTCATCTAGTATTTCAACTCTATGGACTGTTAAAGCATCTGTTGGTAAGCTATATTTCCTTTGTCCTATTACTAAATCTGTTTTAGAAGAAGGTAAGTCAGTATAACTACCATCATCATACTGCCAGTTGCCATTATACAAAAAGATAGAGTGCCAAACTCTGTGTTGGACTCTGTTAATAGTTGCTGTAAACTCTTTTAACCTTGTAGCATCACCACTAATATAAGTTTGTCCTAAATCAGCTATTCTTTCTATATGTTGTATTATTCCCGATAGGGAAGTTGTGTCTGAGTAGACCATATTATTTGTTTATTATATAATTTCTAAGTTCTTGTCCATTTTGTCCTGCTTCTGCTCCCATTGTGAAGCCGTGTTTCCTGTAAAGTAATAAAGGTTCTTCTATTACTGTTATACTATAACCAGCCTTTAAACATCTATACCAGAAGTCATAATCTTCCCAACCTCTGTGTGGCATATTCTCATCATAACCACCTACCTTTTCCCATACAGACTTCTTATAACCAGCATTAGCATCTACTACATTACCATTTCTTAATATATCTAGTGTAGGGGTAGTTGTTTTAAATATTCCATCGCTACCTTCAAAGTATTGTAAATCAGTTGCTACTATATCTCCTTTATTAACTGTCTTTTCCAAGTAATCAGGGGTTAACTTATTATCTACATCTAATATTACTATCCAATCACCTTTAGCTTTTCTTATTCCTTTATTACGAGCCTTAGCTAAGTCTGTTTCATCGTCTACTACTATAATCTCGTGGTCCTTATAGGTTTGAGCCTTTATACTCTCTAGGCATTCATCTAAGTATTTAATATATTCACCCCAAACTGGTATAATTATTGACACCATATTATTTCCACAATCTTTTAATGTTAATTTTATCTTTTATCACTTGTTCTTTTTCTTGCTCTCTAATAGTCCTTATTCTATCTGCTAATGTAGGGTTAAGGTTTCTTATTCTGTTTTTATTTCTTCTTATTAACATCTTTATTTCTTAATTGTTCTTTAAACATTTCTACTTGGTTTACAATTTCTACTACTATATCATCTTTCTCGTATTTAGCAGTTGTTACTACATCAAATTCCTCTATAATCTTTAGTTTCTTTATCTCATCTGCTACTATTGGGTTTATCTTATCTTTTATTCTGTCCATTCTCATTAAGAGTTTCTTTGCTTCTTGGTCCTCTTTCATCCACTTCTTATTTAACTCTGTTATGATTTTTGATATTTCTTCTTTCTCCTTTATAAGTTTTAATACTTTATTGTTTTTAAATATTGCTTTCTTCATTTTAATTAGTTATTAATTTATTATAGGCTTCTACCCATTGGTAGCCTTCTTTTTCTATATTGTAATTCTCTAATACATATTTGTTTGCTTCTTTACCAATGGCTCGTCTTAGCTTCTTATCATTTATTAATATGTCTGTATATTTCTTAAAGTCTGCTTCTGTTCTTGCTAAGTAACCATTATTACCTCTAATGTCTTTATCATAAGGTGATAGTCCATCAGAGAAAGAACTTGCTACTACTGGTATCTCTAACATACTTGCCTCCAAGTATTTAAGATTAGATTTACATTTATTAAAGTAAGTTTCATCTCTCGGTATAAGCATTATATCTAACTCTAAGTCATTTAAGGTTTTCATATATTCTTGTATATGAACTTGTGGTTGCCACTCTATGTTTAATGTGTCCATAAAGTCAAAGGCTTCTTTATACATAGCCTTGTAAGACTTAGTAAAGGCATTATCTGTGTCCTCAGACTTTCCTAACTTACTTAGAGCGAACATTACTAATTGAACATCATCTCTATCTGATAACTCCTTTAAATAACCTTTAATAAGTTTATAGTCATTATAAGCTACTGAGCCAGTTATACCAACCCTTACCTTATCGCCATTATTTCTTTTAGGCTCATCCCAATCAAAAGGGTCTATACAATTTTTAAGAACTACTACATTGTCGCTTAACTCTCTATATTCATCTGCTAATACTTCTGTTGTTGTTGTTACCAAGTCTGATTGTTTAATATTCTTGTAAAGCTCATCATTTATAATCTTTACTCCTTCTTGGTTCTTAGCTTCATTTAGCTTTGGAAAGCCACTATCTGGTCTATAAGTGTCATCGTTATCAAATACTATCTTTTTACCAGCTTTTTTTAATAGTTTAATAGCTTCTGTTTTATCAGGTGAGTCTGGTCTTTGAAATACTATTATATCTGATTTCATACAAGCATCAAACATTTCTTCATAGCCCATTCTCTTACCCTCTAAACTTGTCTTAGCACCATCCCAACCATTAGACTGTAATGGTAGTAAACATCTTACATAATAACAACCATCATAATTACCTGCTATATAAAAGACTCTCATAGTCTTAGACCTCTTAAAGAAGCCATATATCTTTCTACTGCTTTAGGGTCTTCAGAAGTGTTATTAATTACTCTACCATCTTTTGTAATGAACGACTTTTCTTTTACTAAATTTTGTGATACCACTATTCGTGGTGTTTTATTGTCTGCCATATTGCTTTCAAACTTGGGAAAGGAAGTTTGACAACCCTCCCAAGCAATAAGTTAATTATTGTATATCAAAAGGTTATTAAGCCTTTGTGATTATTGTAATACCAGCTTCATTTCTGTTCTCACAAACACCGTAAACGATGTCAGCAGTAACTAATGTTGCTAAGTATTCAGGAACGTAGTTAGCTTGAACTCTAACTCCACTTGTTCCAGTCATTGAACCTTTAGAACCACCTTTACCTAATGCTAATGTAGCGAAATGAATAGCATCTTTATGAGCTAAAGCATTGTATCTACCAGTTGTAGATGATACATAAGAGATATAAGGAGATGTGTAAACTGGGATACCATATAACATACCTTTAGGTTTTAAAGCTGTTGGGTCGTTAACTGGTGAGTTTACTGCTAATGAAAATTTATCAATAGCTTGAACTTGTGTCCAAAATACTGTTGGATGCATAAAGAATGCTACTTGTCCACTATATACAGGAACTTTGTTAGTTTCTAATTGTGAAATAGCACTTAAGATATCACTATCAGCTAAAGCTGTAGTTGAAGCACCAACAGTTCCAGTGAATCCTGAGAATAATGCTAAGATAGCAGATTCTAAAGAAGCAGCGATTTCGTGTCCAGCGTTTCTAGCTTGAGCATCCATAACAACATAACTTGATTTTACTCTAGCAGCATCAATGTCTTCAATCATAAAAGAAATTTCTCTATGAGTTTGAACTGTTAATGTTACTTTAGTAGGGTCAGCTTGTGTTAAGGTTACTGTTGCTTGAGTTGTTTTGGCTGAAGAACTCATAGCTGAATATGAAGGTGTATATAATACATCTCCACCATTTGCTAATTCAGAACTTCTGTCTGTAAAGAACTTACCAGCTTCTAAACCATCTTTGAAATAGTCGTTATAACGTTGTCCCCATACTGCTGGGATAACATTAGCTAGGTCTGTTCTTGTGTAAATATTACTGTCTACCATTTTGTTTTTTAAGAATACAATTTAATGAACTAATCCGATTAATTATTACTAATCATTTTGTCAAACATTTTTCTGTGTTCTTCTCCTGAAAGCTCTGGACTATTAAAGTCCTTACTTCCTTTAAAGGTTGCTGAACCTGATGGTTTTAAAGCACTTTGCTCCGACCTTTTCTTCCTTAGTTTCTCAGCCTTGTAGGCTTTGAACATAGGATTTTCCATCTTTTCGGCAATAGAAGAACCAGTAATTGTTTTCAATACTTCTAAGTCGTCATCATCTATTGTGGATGCTACCTTAGAAATACGAATTAGTGTTTCTTCATCTAAATTGTTTTCTGTTTTGTTTTCTTTATTTTTAGAAGCCTCATCGGCTTTTTTTCTCCAATGTTCTTTCTGAGCTTGTAGAGTTTTTGCTTTCTTCTCTAACTCTTTAAAGTCTTCTAATGTTGGAGAATCATCAGTGACTTCTTCTTCTTCAATAGATTCTTCTACCTCTGGGGTAAATTCCTCTATATCTTCTGTAGTTTCTTCAACTACTTCTTCTACTTTATTTTCTTCCATAAGATTATGTAGGCGTTTATACCTGTTAATTGTAAGTCTTTTTATAGCCTTTAGTGGCTTAACTCGTTTAGCGAGTAAATCTATGGTAGCCTTAGACTTGAACTAAGGTGTATGCCTTTCTACCTATTTCCAAACTTCCTTTTTATAGTCAGTTGAACTTGCTATTCGTTTTAACTTCTTTAAAACATTATCTACTATAGTAGCTGCTCTTTCTCTAGCCATTAACTCTAAGGCTATTATCTCTGGTGTTTTACCATCTGTCTTAAAGTTTAGTGGTTTACTACCATCTAATACTTCTTCATTAAAGACGTCTTCTATATATTCCCAACCAGCTTGGGTTACTATTTGTTTTATTGCTTTGTTTCTTGTTTCCATATTAGTTTGTGTCAATCATATTCATTAGTTTATCACCTTTTGGCTCAACACTTGTAACTTGTCCACCACCAATCTGTTGGCTACCTTGCTCTAAGGCTTGTTGTTCTTCTGCTTTTAACTTCCAGTAAGATATTCCATTGTTCTCTAAGTATTGTCTAAATAGAGGTATATTTAATATTGCTGGATTTTGTAATACATATTGGATAGATGCTTCATAAGCAGAGTTCTGTTGAGCTTTATCAACTGATTCACCAGTTACATTAAAGTCTATTCCCCATTCAAAGTTAAAGAAACCTTTAGGGACGTTTACCTTTCTTTCCTTTAAGTCTTTCTCTACTAAGAATCTAATAGCATCTCTTAATTCAGGTGTTATTACTATTCCTTCTAATAAGTATTTTCTTTCAAGAACTCTTTTAACTGATTCATCATAAACTTCTACATCTCCATCGTCTTCCATTATTTTAATTAGCTCACCTCTATTCCAACCTTTAACAACTGATGGTAATATCTTTTCTTTTAATATATATGATATACTTTCTCCAATACTTTCTCTTGTCATTTTAAAGGCACTTCTTGCTGAGTTAGTATAGGTTGCTAGGCTTCTAAATGGTGTTCCACTTGGTAAGGCTTCACCCTGGATAATATCAGGAGTTAAACATATCTTATCTGCTTGTCTTTCTATTAGTTGTATCTCTTGAACAAACTGTGATAGGCCTGTATTACTTATGCCTATCTGTTCTAATGTTCCATCATTGATTATCTGACCATTTAAAGCTCCTTCTAATACATTACCAGTTACATCTCCATTAGCACTTCTAAATAGTAATAAGGAAGCTATCTCTGTTGTTTGAGCATTTTGATTAACTAACTCATTAACTCTTTCTTGTAAACTGAATAATCTTTCTACTACTCCTAATCTTAACCATCTACCTTGATAACTTGTAAGGTGAAAGTCATAATAAGGGTTATCTTCTTTTTTAGTATCTTCTTCAAATAATATTATCTCGGCATCTCCTTTACCATAGCTTATAATATGTTTCCAACCATCTGTTTCTTCATTATACTCGTTATCATCATCTGAATACCAGCCAAAGAACTCATTAACTTCATATCTACCATTGTCATCTGCTTTTTCTTTTAATAGTTCATCTACATTATCCCAATATTCTTTCTTATCTCTTAATATGTTAGGGTCTAAGTAATGTTTCTCTACTATGTTAGTATCTCTTATAGTTTTACATAGGGGGTCAAAGAATAGGTTTTTTAAGTCTACTAGTTCAACATCATCTCCAGTTACCTTCCAAACACTTGAACCATAAGAGGCACTATCTTGTGCTTGGTCGTTTAAGGTTACAGCTAACTTTCTTTCATTAGCCCATCTCTTTATTTTAATTCTTAATAACCAAGATTGAACAAGGTTAGTATTTCCTACTCCATAAGGCATTAAGTCCTTTGTATCTAGTTCAATATTCTTAGCAAAGTGAATTGCTCTACTGTTAGATATATTCCAAAATATACCATCGTTTCTTTGTAAGAACCTATTATTAAGGTATAGGTTAATTCTCTTTAATGTTTCGTGATGATTAAATTTATAGTTCTCTGTAAATTCTACATCTTTCTTTGATAGTTCTACTATCTTGTTTATAATTTTGTAAGCTGTCATATTATTTAAATCCTTGTTTAGTTGGTATACTGCTAAATACATTTACCAATGGCTTTCTTCCTAATTCAAACCACATTCTCATTATTAAATTATCTAAGTCATCAGGACTTCTCCCAATGTTTTCTTTTATTATATCTTTAGGAACTAATCTTTTCTTCTTATCTTCTCCTGGTGTTAAGTCTTTTAGTTCTCCTATCTCCTCACTTATTATATCCTTTTCAGTTTCGTCATTACTTACGATAGACATCTTATGAGAGTTTATACTCTCTGCTAGTAAATAACCACATTGGTCTTTAAGTGTTCTAAAGTTTTCTTTCTGCGTAGCTGTGGTAGACTTACCATTCCTTATTATCATTATAGGTCTTGAATTAGGGTTCTCTAGTGGGCTTGAGTTAGCTATGAAGCCATTAATACCTCTTAACTGGTCTATAACTCCACCACCAACACCTACTTCATCTGCTATTACTCTGCTATAAGGTATTCTTTCTTCTTCTAGTATCTCTTTTACCTTAGTAGCTGTTATATCAGTGCCCTGTTCTTTCCAAGTAATTCTTTTATAGTTTTTAAATCCTTCCCATAGGTATAACTTAGTTGTATCTTTACCAAACCTTGCTATATCTAAAGTGGCATACTTATCTCCTGTGTCTACTGTGTTTGTAAATAAATCTTTTATTGCGTTGCTATCTACTAGACAAGCCTTATCATCATCATAATCCCAACTACCATCTCTTAATCTTTCTCTAGTAGCGTTGTTAGTAATCTCACTTAGCTGTTCTCCATATATATCAGATGTATAATCGTTATCAGAGTAAAGTGACTTAACAAAGGCATATCCTTTCTTTAAAGTTCCTTCTATATATGGTGTAAAGAATAATCTCTTTAGCCAATTCTTTTTAGGGTTACAAGTAATAAATAACTTAGGATGTAAGTTGTTCTCTTTGTTTAAATGTCTGCCTACCCTAGTCTTTAATACATCAAATGCTTTAAAGTCTATTTCTCCAGCTTCTTCTAGCCAACCACCTGTATATTCTAATGAACCAAATCTTTCATATAGTGGGTCGCTAGGAACATAGTTTACATCTAATAGGTCAATCTTACTTCCATTAAAGAACTCTATATAGTTATACTGTCCGTTTAATTTCCAATCTCCTTTTGGTATGTTGTGGTAATCACAAACCTTTTTAAAAGTTTCATAACTACTACTCATTAATCTCTTTAATTCTTTTCTTCCTATAAACCATTTAGACTTAGGATACTTATAGCAATTAGTTAATAACCATTCGCAACCTAACCAACTCTTTCCTCCACCTGCTCCACCACCGAATAATAGGTATTTAGTTTCATTATCTAATAGTTTAATCCAAGCTATGTGTTGTTTGGGAAGTGGTTTTATTGTCGGTGTTATTGTTTTCATTTGTAGGTGTTATATAATTAAAGCCTCCTATACTTTCTCCATTACTAGTTATGTCAGTGTTAACCTGTTTGCTATAATTCTTTTTATCAAGTGTTTCTTTAACAAACTTACTCATATCAGCTACTACCTTTAAAGCCTTATCATCGCTTATTCCTAGTGTTAGTATACTGTCTATGTTTCTATCTGCTAACATTAGCTTTCTATCTCTTTTCCATCCTTCCATTTTATCATTAATGTTTAAGTAATTATCACAATTCCAGTTGTATAGTTTCTGTATATAGTTATCTACCCCTCTTTTTCTTTCTTCATCACTAATATCAGCTGAATTATTAAAGATATAGATAGCTGTGTCCTTTAGGTTATTACCATCTAAAATAGCCTGTTTAATTTCCTTAATCAAGCTAGATGTTAAATCTGTTTTTCTTCCTACTTTTGACATAATATATATTTTATACAATTCGACTATTAACCTTAAATGTTATGTTTTAAATATACCTTGGGTATAGTTTTATATAAGAGTATTTAACCACTTCATAAGTTTGTCCCTTGCCTTCGTTCCTAGAAACCTTTTATTCCTCCTTTACAGGCGTTTCTAATAGAGTTTAGTCGAACTTCTTATGTTGTGATAGTCCTTATATACTAATTTAAGTCGCTGGTTGTAGTCGTAGACAGAGCCAGCAATTTTGTATCAGTATACAAAAACCATTTAGATGGTGTTTTTTAAGATAGCCACAATCTATACGCTATCATACTCTATTGTCTGATAATTCAGTGATATGAGATAATAATGAAGAGGCAAGGTATCATAACTTTCGTTACAACACGAACGACATTACTATCTCGTATCACTAAACTATATTCTACTCTAATTAACATTTGGGGAGATATATTTAAGGGCATCTCCCCATTCCTCTAATTAAATCACGATGAATTAATGTAGCGAGGTCTATGTTGCCCCAATTATTAACTAGTGTATTCTTTATTTTTAATTCTTTTACCACATTTTACACAATATACCTTTTCATCTCTCCAATATGTATCATTATGCTTACAATTCCATTCCCAATATGATATTTTTACTATATGAGAAAAGAGTCTTACCAATCTTAGTCTATGAAGTAATTTGATAAAACTTAGCTTATAGTATATCTTATCTTTATTTCGGTATTCTTCTTTATAAAATATTCTCATATAATAACATTATAAAGTATTTTTAAGAATTAGTCAAACACGATATCTGTGTATAATATGTTGATAACTTTACCTATTTGTTATTTTAGCTATATATACAAGGCTTTTATTCATAATTAGTTGATAATACTAATAACAAAACAGCTGTTCCAAGTATCCAATGTATCTTAAAAGCAAAGATTATTATGATTATTAATGCTATTCCTCCTAACATAATTCTAATTTAATTATTAAATCTACATAATGTTTAATCTTTTCTAAGTCCTTTATACCACCTTTATTCTTCCACCTACAAGCATACTTAATAATGTTTGCCTCACAATAAGGTATCTTATTTATCTGACAAAACTCTACTGGTTGTATTTTATAGTGTTTGTAATGATTGCCAGAAATCTGTATTTTTAATGGGTCTTTCATATCTATTTAATATTATTTTTCTTACAATACTTATTAAACTTTTTAATATCTCTAAAACACACATCGCAAACTTTCTTTGTTTTATTATCTATTAAATTATAAGCTAGTTTAAAAGCTATTCCAAAAACATATCCAAGCGAGAATACTGCCACGACTATCTGTATTGCCAATAAAATTGTTTTCATACACTTTATATATTATTTAATTATCT